CCCGCCGACTTCCAGCTGACCTTTCAGCTCCGTGCCATATAAGTCAAATTTTCCTTTTGCAGATAAGTATTAAAGACGCTATATCTTCCTCGGAAGATATAGCGTCTTTAATATTATTGAGAGCGTACAATCACAAAATTTTCTTCCCACCTTCTCAGAATATGTATTGACAAATACATATTTTATGCTATAATAAAGACATAAAGAACAAGGGGGACCACACGATGAAGGGCACTGAGAAGCAGATTGCATGGGCAGAGGACATCCGGAATAATATCGTCAACACTTGCAAGCTCAACCAGGCGCGGTTTGAGAACACCTTCCCGAAAGATGCAGTCCTGTGGGGGAAGATCCTGGCCCGCTGTGAAAAGTTCCTGGCTATGTGTGATGCACAGCCCCAGACCCAGGAGGCCAAATGGTGGATCGAGCACCGGGACCAGCTGCCTAACCCGATCTGGCTTTTTACGGAGGTAAGCGGGATGGTAAGCAGGAGCGGCTGCACCGAGGACGAGGCGCTCACAAAATTTTTTGGGATGTAACTTAATGGCAATGGGCAACCCGAAGGCCGCCCGCAAATAAAGGAGGAAAATCATGAATATTGAAAACGAGATCCAAGCGAAATACGGAAGCAACATCTATGTTGCCCTCGGTACAGTGGCCCATGAGATCACCGCTAAGTATCAGACTGCGTGGGACAATGGAGTCTACACCGATCACGCCCTGCCTGGTCAGGCCGTGATGAATCAGTTGTGTGGCCGCACCCCGGAAACTGCGGTTATCTTGGACGCCTGGAACGAGCTCAAAAAAGCTGCCCTGCATCTGTGGATGTCCGGGGTCAGCCGGGAGCAGATGGTCGCAGCACTGTGTATGCTGTCTGCGGTCCCCGGCGGGATGTTCCCCAGTGTGGCGTGGCTGCATGGCGCCGAAAATCTGACTGATATGGCTCTGATGCGCGCCTGGAATGAGGCCCATCCAGATGAGGTGCCCATCTATCGCAATGACGAAGCCCTGCTGCCCTGATAGGAGATGCTGACATGACAAACAGGGAAGCTTATGTATTTGGCTGGGTATTTGGTAGATTGTCTGCGGAGGCGTTCCCCCAAGATATAGGTGGCGATGTCGCCCTTGCGGCGCCGCGCCCGTATACAGCCAACGCCCGCGTTATTTCGGACGCTCACCGCATTAAAATCCTGAAGGGCGATTTGGAGCAGCAGGTCGGGGAGGCGCTCTTTGAGATCGACAACATTGTCGCTCCAATGGAGGGCAGCTCTGAAAAATACCAGCCGCTCGAAATCCAAGGGGCTTGGCAAATGGGGTATTTTGCAGGGAAGGGGAAGCATCCTCTCGCCCCCGCAAAGGTTGACATCGCCGCCGCCCGAAGATCCAAGAAGATGACCCAGGGACAGCTGGCCGAGGCCATCGGCGTGGACCAGGCCCTGATCTCCCGCTGGGAGTCCGGCAAGGTCGTCCCAAACAAGGAGAGCATGACCAAACTCCGGAAGGTACTGTCCATTGAATAATTCAAAAGGGGGAGCGCCCACGCGCTCCCCCTCTTTCTCACCCTCTCGCCGCCTTGAGGATAGCCACTCCCATGGTGGCCAGCTCCTGTCTGGTGGTGTGGGCCCTGGGCCTGGCGATGGTCACGCCGCCCTGGCCGTCATCCACGCCGGTGAGGATCCCAGCCTCCACAGCCTGCCGGATGTAAGGCTCTGCCCAACTGTCCGCCGGCGCGTTGGCCAGCTTCGCTTCCTGAGCCGCCAGCTCCTCCCGAACGATCTGCCGCACTCTGTCCTCCGTCAACTCCGGCTCCTCCTCTCTCGCCGTCCAGCGCAGTACGCTGTTGATCCGCCGGTTTTCCGCGGTCTTGGAGACCGCCCCGTCCCGGCTCTGGTAGTAGCTCCCGCCGCCGTCCAGCTTGAGCACATCCGCAAAGCCAAGCCCCCGGAACACCCGGGCGGCCTCGCCGCTGTCCAGCAGGTTGGAGGTCTTAGACTGCCAGCCCATGACGTACACCATACCGTCCCCCTTGAGGCCCACCAGCGTGTGCCAGGCGGCCCGCAGCGGGGAGGCATCCCAGCCCTGCCCCTTGGCCTGGGCGGTGGTGCAGGCCGTCCCGTCCCGGAGCACAGGGATACCGGACACGGCGTAGTCCGTCCCCTCCGGAACCGTCCGGATCTCCTCCACCCGTGCCTTGCCGCCGGAGATCAGCAGGGTGGAGATTGCCTTGCCATACAGGGAGTTGGCATAGGCCCACTTGCCGGAGTCAAAGGTAAACTTGTCCCCATGGAACCGCCCGCGCTCCTGACAGTAGTGCCGCGTCCACTTGCCCGCGGCCTTGTAGTCCGCCACCAGATGGCCCACGGGCAGTGTAAACGGTTCCCCGCCCTCGGAATAGTTGGCAAAGTACCCCGCGTTGGCGCAGTTGTCTCCGCACTCTCCCTTGGGCTTGTCCACCAGCTCCACCGTTAGGTCCTCCGCCTGCACCGCAGTCATCAGGACCTGCCCGCTGTCCTTGGCCTGGAGGTTATACACCTCCACCAGAGCCGCCGCCAGCCCGGCCGCCGCCTGGTCGGCAAACTCCTCCGTCAGGATGATGGGGGTGTCCGTGGTGGAGTCCATAAACCCCAGCTCGATCAGGGTGGCCGGCATGGTGGTGTAGTTAAGCACATACAGACTCTGCTCCGCCAGCGGCTGCGCCCGGTTGCCCCGCAGGCCGGTGGCCGCCACGGTATAGCGGTACACCGCGTCCCGCACCAACTCACTCTGTTGCTGGTGCTTGGGGGCCACAAAGGCCACGATCCCGCCACCAGATCCTCCGTTGATCCCGGCATTGTGGTGGATGGAGAGATAGACGTCCGCCTTTGCCCGGTTGGCCGCCGCCACACGCTGGGAGAGAGTCACATCCCGCTTGCCGGTCACGTCGTCCACCCGCATGGTCTGGCAGTCATACCCCGCCAGGATGGCCTCCAGCTTGTCCGCCACCCGGCTGTTCAGGGTCCACTCCCGGGTCTCATTGGGGTCAATCGATTTGAGGCACCGCTTGCCGGGAGTGCTCAAACAATGCCCCGCGTCAATGCAGATCAGCATGGGGTCACACCTCCTGACCGGCCTCCTGCTGGGCGCGCTCCTCGTCCTCCTTGACGCCGGCGGCCACAGCGGCCGCAAAGGCTTCCCGGTCGTGGCCCGCGAAGGCGTCCACCAGAGCCTCGTAGTGGTTGCCCACAAACTCGTTGATGCCCTGCTCCGTCATGCCCTCAGGGATGGGGTGAGCCTCCTTGTGGTGGGCCAGGGCAATGGTCAGGTCGGGGAGATCCAGCTCCTCACAGGTGGCAAAAATGTCATAGATGTAATTGGCGTTCATAGTTTTTCTCCTCTCAATGTAATTTTGTGTGTTACTTACTCAGCTGCTTGGCCGCCTGATTGACGCCGGTGGCCGCAAAGCCGCTCACGATGCCCACCGCCAGGGCGGTCACCGGGTCGCTGGCCGGGAAATCCGGCACCGCCAGGGCCATGCAGGCGATCCCCAGCAGTCCGCCGGCCATGCCGCAGGCGATGGGGATCCACTTGTTGTCCACCCCAGACGCCTTGACCACCTGGCCGATCAGATAGCAGATCACCGTGATGGCCGCCACGCTCGCAATCCCAAAGTCCATAGTCTCACCCCCCTTCATAGTCACAGGAAATCGTGCTTTTGTAGCCGATCATCGTACACCCTGCCGATATTTGCGATGGCATGGGTGGCCCGGCTGTTGGGATAATTCGGGTTCCCCTTGCAAAATTTTTCGTAGCCATCGATCTCGGCCAGGATCTCAATGAACTCCTCTCTGGTATGCGGGATGTTCCGAATCAATTCGTTATTGAACTGCAAGATCCTGGCCCGGTGCATATCTGCCGCCCGCTCATCATCGGTCTTGATGTGGTCGTCCAGCTTGATCCGGGTCCGCTCCAGCTCGGCCAGCACCTCCGCATTGATGGCTCGCCCGATGGCCTTGGCAATGGCGGACCAGGGGTTGACCCTGACGGGGGCGATCTGGATGACCGTCAGCGCCAGGACCAACAGCCCGCCCCCGCCTGTCAATAGCTCCTGGATGCTCAATTCACGCCCTCCTCTGTGCCTCCCAGCTCAGCTGCTCCGCTTCCGCTTGGGTCAGCCGTCCAGCCTGGACCAGCGTATCGATGCGGGCGTCATCCCACAGCCGGGGGTAATACTTCTGTGCCAGATCATATACGCTCATAGCTCCACCCCCGCCATCGCCGCCAGGAAATCCACATCCGCCCGCAGCCGCTCTGTCTCCGTGGGCTCCGGCTCCTGCTGGGGCGGGAGGGAGGATTTCCACGCCTCCCAGGCCTCGGTGTTGGGTGTCACCGTCACAGTGCTGCCCTCCATCTTCGGATCCGGCTCCGAGATGATAAGCACAAAGCCGTTGTGCCGGACCAACATATCCGACTGCTCATCTGTCAAGAAGATCGCGCCGTCAAAGGGCGTGGACTGCGGAGGACTGTATGCTCCAGACTTGTTTGGGGTAGCGTTGATATACCACATCTCGTATTCCCTCCCTTATCCAATTGCAATATAAGAATATGTTACTGACTGTGCATTGAGCTGGATATTGGGACTATCTTTAAAGCCGTAGTCACCAACACTTGCAGTTGCATACCAAGACACAGTACCGTTTGTGTCAAAAGTCACTGACCCAGCAAGTCCGTTTTTACCTAAGTTATTCCAGGCACTAACACCTGCGCAAAAGTACTTGTTTATCCCATAAGACAATATACCAGCGTATCCGTTTCCTGTAATCAGCACCATAGAAGGCTTGAACCAGAATTTCAGTGAGTTTTTATGGGCTGACCCACTAGTGCCAGTGCCAATATAAGTTCCAGTAGCTAACTTTATAATGGAGCCAAGAGTTGCACCAAGCATATCAACAAACACGCCACTTTCTGTGTACTCCTGTTTATCGTGGATATTAAAGTCCTTATCCAGATACAGTGCTGTTGAGAAGGTTTTAGGCAACAGAAACATATATCTGTATTTACGCGATGTATTTTCTGAACCACTTGGAAGCCCGCCAGTCTTATTAACATAACCTATGCCATCCTCAACGCCTTCGTCTACCCGAATACAGTCAGATCTGGTCCAATACTCCCCAGACGAGCATTTTCGTCGATTAGCAAAGTCAGCGTCAGGGGCAACCAAATCCGAAAAATAGTCTAATACTGCTCCGTCCTCCTTATAGTACTTGTGATCCATAGTAGTATACCTACTAAGTTCTGTATAACTAGGAAGAAATAATTTACAAGAATATCCACTCTCTCCCTTATACACAACTTCGCTTTTGCCCTCAATATAGGGGATCTTTACCTGTAAGATCGCTTTGGATATTGAAGATGGATAGTTGGATGTAAGCTGCTGAAGGGTGCTCATAAACGCATTGTCCGCCCATGCATCACTGTATTTATCGGATGGGTTGTCAGACCATGGCCCTCCTACGTCCACAGTGTCAGGTAGCAGCCATACGCCATCGTTGAAGGAACTTGGATATATTGCAGAGTTTGGATTCCCGATATGTACAACCCTATGTGTCACTATGGATTTCTTGTAGGGAATGTCCACAGTATCACCTACTTTAAGTTTTGACATATCGATTTTTATTTCTGTGTATTTTGGAATTGGATTCGTTGCACATATAGGTGCATTCGCTAGTTTTTTAAATACATCATTTGGGACAGCGGACTCCGGCAGCCCATACATATTAGCAACGGGGTCTTGGAGGAGATTTGCTTTATTTAGCGGTGTCCCTTCTTGAGTTGGTTCGTCCGCGCGAACCATTGCATAAGTGTTCTCTTGGCCCAATACAGGGGTCAATTCCACCCGTCCTGGATAAGTTGAAACTCTGTCTTGCATACTCAAACCTCCCCGCACTCTACTTCTCCGCTGTAAAACCAGGCAGAGGGCATATTTTTCAGTAATTTATCAATGTCCACCAGAATCTTCTCGATATTATTGGCTTTTATATGGTCCAGCAGTTCCATATTATCCGGCTTATCCGGCGTGGATGGCAGGACTGCGATCACGCGCCTCAGCGCCTCCAAATTGGCAATATACTGAGCCATTTGCTCCGCAGTGGGGTAATACTCCTCTGTCCACTCATACGGATCTACCTCCGGTCGGATCACCTCTACCCCTGCCGCAAACGCCCCGGACCCAGCGTTTTTATAAAACCGTGCCCCCACTATGTCATATAAGCCAATCGCTCCAGCCGGATCCTTACACGGAACCAGATCACGCACCAAGTGTGTTTGCTCATAGATCTTACAGGCATACAGCGTCATGCTCGTGTGCTCCTGAGCGGCGGAGGAGCGGTCATTGCAAAATAGGTACAGCGGATATGCCAACTCAAATATAGCCTCACCAAGGGTCAATACCTTGGCCCCATCCAGAGAGATCGAGTTCCGGTTGAAATCCACTGTATGCGCCCCACCGTCGTTAAGCCCGGTAAAGCTCCCGTTTCTTGTTCCGTAGTGGGCAAAGTTGACACCCAAGGCAAATCCGTTTGCGGTCCACCCTACATCTGATCCAAACACAGTCTTGCTTCCGGATTGACTTGTGGACATCCGCAGCTCCACCCGTGTATTGCTGGTTGGATTGACCCCAGTATTGATGTATTGGGTGCCGGAGCTTGTGATGGACTCCAGCTCCGTATATCCCTCCGGGATCCTTGGGGCCTCTTGCTCCACAGCCTTGATCCTCTGATAGCCTGCTGTACTATATCCGAGGATTGAAAACTGATTGGCCAGCGCATCCATAGCCTGTGTAACACGGTTGAGATCTGCGGCCTGATAGGTTCCCTTGTCGTTCCGGGCCTCCACATCCGCTTGGGTCCGATCTGTCACCAGAGAACTAAAATCAAAACTCATGCGCCCTCCTTGTCCCAATAGATCACGACGCAGCCGGATACTCCAGCCTGCCCCGCGGTGCCCTCTCCAGGATAGTTGTCGATCTCCCAGTGTGAGCCGACCGGATTTCCGTCTAAGTCATAGCTTGGCTCTCTATGGCGGTTGCCCTTGATCCCACCCAGGCCCTTCGCACCACCATCTCCAGAGCCAGGGACAGGCTTTTGGACTCCAGTCCGCGCAAAACTGTCGCCGCTTGCAATATCCGTATAGCCAAACGGGAAACGGCTGCCATTTGCGCTGCTGTATTGCCCAAAAACAGAGTTGTCCCCGATCTGGACGCTGAACGACTGCTGCGGATTGATGGATACCGTCCCGGCCCAGACAAGCCCTCCGATGCCATCCACTCCATCCACTCCGGCCTCATCCCATGTGCCGTCCGTTCCGGCTGTCCCATCCTCACCTTTGCCCACAAGTATGAGCCGCAGCGCAGTGACGCCCGCCGGGGCTGTCCAGGATCCGCTCTTGGTGATCACAGCCCGCGCCTGGAAGAGGAAGGACCCGTCCGCCTGGAGCAGCCGGCTCTGGCAGCCCTGGAGCGCCCCGTCCTGGATCTTGAAGGTCTGCATCATCCGCCGGGCGGTGGTGGCCTGACTCTCATCCAGCCAGATGGTGTCCACGTCCCCGATCTCCCCGGATGGATCACCCCGCCCTGTGGTCTCGATCAGGTTCCCGCCGTAGCAGCTGAGGATCAGCCGCGCCGCGGTCAGGGCCTGGTCAGTCGTGTGGAGGAACGGGTTACTGATAGTCACAGTTTCCTCGCTGCTGGTGGCGTTGCCGGAAACTACATACTCTGTGTTGCTTTCATCCGCCAGTTTGAAAATCAGGGCCGCAATGGATTTATTGGCCCGCATCACGGGATAGCCCGTCAAATTGTCCAGCAAGAGCTTGCCACCCTGGCTCCAGAGGGGCTCCACTGTCAGGTCTCCCGTACCCGCTGCCGCCCGTGGCCAGGTCCCGGTCGCCATACACGCCCAGCGAAGAATATCGCCGCAGGACTTATCTGTTACCTCTGCCACACTGTTCGCCGTGACCGGAAGTTCCGTATATGCTGGGTCAACATGGTATCGGCCGACAAAGTTGTGGCCCAGCTGTGCCGTGATGGCCCCCACCCAGCCGCCCAGCGTGGTGGGCAGCTTGTCCGGAACAAGGAAGGTCCGTCCGGTCAGCAGTCCCACGATGTCCACCAGGGACCAGCGAATGGTCAGCCCATTGTTCCCCGTTTTCCACCCATCGGCCGCCTGATAAAACCGACCGATCTTGCACCGCTCTACCGAGCCGTCCGCCAGACGTACGCCAATCAGCGCATCGATTCCCTGTCGCTCCTCCAGCGAGAGGAACAGTCCACCTTTGTTCCGGGGCTCGAACCGCCGGTCGTGGTTGTCAATAGACAGCTCCAGCGTCCCGTATGGCAGGGATAGGCAGCTGAAATCCCCCTGTTGGGCACAGGAGAAGGCCGCCAGGATGTGAGCGTCCCACTGCTCATACAGACCCGGCAGGATCTCAGCCACCCGCATCCGGCGGCCCGGAAGGCTCCACTTGCTCACCGTCACACGGATGGCATCCGGGTTGTTGACGGTGAAGCCACTCAGGCTGACAGACCTGGCCCGGTTTCCAGCAAACTCCTTTGTGTAGTAGGCTGTACCCCCCTGCCTGATCTCCACAGCGAAGGTGTCCGGCACCCCGTCCCAATCGTCGCCCGGAAAGTATACCGAGCACGCCTGAAGGATGGAGGCGTTGGAAAACCGCTCCTCCACCCACACAGCTGGGGAAAAGCTCCCATCCTCTCCGGAGAGCACATCACCCACAAATCCAACCTGATCCGCCGTCCCATCTGACGGGATCAGACGGAACTTACCGTTGAGGACCCACCTGTGTGGCTCCAGAGTGGCGTATGGCGTCAGATCCATGACTCGGTCATACAGCTGGGCAGACTGCGAAAAATTCGCCGCGCCGCTGCTCTCCGCGCCGGAAAAGGTCATGTCCGGGTCGCTGATGTCCACCACCGCCTGGATTTCGATCCTCCTGGGGCTGCCTACGATTGCCGCCCGGTACGCCGCACTCTTATCCAGCATGGGGGACCTCCTCCCGGATGGTAAACGACAGATTGTGCCACAGCCCAACCCCGCCTGTGGAAAAGGCGTAGGTCGGGTTGGTGATGGAGTCGCAGATAAAGGTGCTACTGACCGGCTCGTCACGGGCGTCCGGCAGGACTACCGCCGGGAAGGGTGCTCCGCTTCGGAGCACCGCCAGTACCTGGCGCAGTGTGTCGTTGCCCATATAGTCAAATGTATAACTGGCTCTCCAGATCCGTGAGGCAGGCTCCAGCGCCTCCAGCACCACTCGGCCAGTCACCATAGTCACCTGGCGGGTCAGGACCTCCTCCCAACAGGAGAACTTGTCCCCGCTGGCCTCCGGCAGGCGGACCCCGTTCAAAATCAACTGATTCATATATCGTCCTGCACCTCCGGCCTCTCCCTGTCCACCGCACGGAAATCGTCGATGGTCTCCCGATAAAACTCTTTCCCATTGACATTCATTTGAAGGATGATCTTATAGGTCCCACCGCTGGGGCCTCCGATCGTGCCCAGCGCGTTGACCGCAGAGGCGGTCACCTGCCGTAGCTCTCCCGCTGTCACAGCGGTCGGGGCCGGCGCGGAGGCAGAGGCCAGCTGCCGCATGGCTGCGGCCTGATCCGCTGTCAGCACAGCTTCTCCCTTGTGCAGCTGGGCGATGTACCCGTCCCAGGGAACATAACTCAGACCGTCCGCATGGGAGCCGTCAATCCCCCAAAAATTGTCCCAGCCCTGCTCCAGCTTTGGCCGGGTCCGGTCCCACCAACTATTAAGGTCTTTGATCCCCTGGACCACTCCGTCAATGGCACCGGACAAAAAGTTAAAGCCCGCCGTCCCCAGGTCTCGCAGACCGTCCCGTATGGGGGATAGCTTTTCACCCAGTGTCGCTTGAGCCTCTTCAAAACGGAGTTGGCTCTCGTTGGCTGCAACGATGTCCCCGTTTGTATCGATCCATGCTTGTCCCGCCTCTGCCAGGCCCTGCCGGGTCAGCTCCTGAAGTACGATATTGGCTCGCTCTGTGGCCGTCTTGGCCTCCGCCAGCTTGGCATTAAAATCGTCCTCACTGGCACCTGCCCAGTTGAGCACATCCGCAAATACGCCCGTCACCTGGCCCGCCTGGATGGTCTCGTTGATCGCCTCGGCCAGCCCGTCGATGGGGATGGAGTCTCCGTACCTGGCCCAGGCCCCGATGGAGGCGTCGGTAATGGCCATCAGCTCCTCCTGGCTCACACCGATGGCCTGAAGATTGGCGGTAGTCGTAGCTGCCGCCTGGGTATCCCCCAGCACGGTGTACAGCCGCTCATAGGTCTGCGCCGTCTCCTCCGCACTGTATCCGGCCTGCTGGGAGGAGACCTCCAGAGTCCCCATGATCTTCCGGTACTCCGCCGAGGCATCCACCACCTCAGTGATGGCCCCGGTCACCGCCTGTACGCCGGCGGTAACTGCGCCCACCGCCGCACCTCCCATTAGCATTCCTTTCAGGTCACCCAGTTTCCCCACCACATTGTCCAACCCCTGGAACGGGGATACAAAGTCCGCGTCATCGCTCTCCTGGGCTGCCTGCTTGACCTCGCGACCGTACTCGTCGATGGAGGAGGCCGCCTTGTCTGCGCTTCGCTTGGCTTCGTCCAAATACCGCTCGTTTTTTTGCAGTTCGCCGTTTAGGTTGAGCAGCGCGGTCTTTGCATAGTTCAGCTGGCGCTTATACTCGTCTGTCCGCTTATCGGCGTCCCCGTAGGTCTCAGACGCCTCCCTGACCGCCTTCTCCAGCGCCTTTACCTTTTCCGCCTGCTGGTCATACTGCTGGCGGAGGACCCGGTTCTTTGCGCTCAGAGCATCCACAGTGTTGGCCTGCCCGGAAAACTCCGCTGTCACCAGGGACATTTCTGATTTCAGGTTCTTCAGCTCAGAGTTGACCAATCCCATCTGCCGCTTAAATTCCTGTTCTCCCTCCAGCTTGATTGCAGTGGAGATCGTTCGTACCGCCACAGGTCAGTCCTCCTTCCGTTTCAGCCCGCGCCGCTTGATCTCCAGGTTGACCAGATCTGCCGTTTCTCCCGGCGTCAGGATTAGCACCGCCCGGGGCGGCAGGCGAAGAAACTGCGTAACCGTCTGAAAATACTGGACACGGTCTGTCTCAATGCCGTTTTTTTTTGCAGCTCCTGGAGGCCCAGATCGGTGTACTCCTCCGCCTCTCCGTGGCGCATCCCAAAGCCCTGCCGCACCGTCTGTGTAATGGCCAGCCGTGCGCGTGGGATCTCCATGGGGGCCATGAGGGCCATCAGGCGGCCAGCCTGAGGCGGCTTCTCCCGGTCATACCCCAGATACCTCCTGGCCAGCTCTCCCTGCTCCGCCAGCTTTGCCAGGATCCAGCAGGTAGCCTCCAGGTCCTTCCGCCCGCTGCCGGCGATCAGTTCCAGGATCTCGGCGTCGGATCCATAGCGGTCAAAAATATCAAAGAGCGCCGCACCGTTGAGCAGCAGGTGCAGCGTCTGTCCATTCCATATAAAATCAACTGTATTCATGGGCTTCCTTTCTGTTGGGGGCGGGTCTCCCCGCCCCCTCGTCCGTCAGGGGGACGCCTTTGCGATCTTCTTGTCCACCCAGTCCTTAGCCGCTTTCTCTGTGGGGAAGTCATCAGACTCCACCTTCCACTTCCCGTTCGCCGGTGCGGCCGCTGTGAAATTTAGCGCGCCACCCGTCAGGGTAATGGAGTCGCCCTTGGTGGCATACTCCGTACCCTGCATGGCCGCCTTGGCCTTGGGATAGTAGATCCCGTGGTACGATTTGACCCCTTTGACCATCTTGTTGATGTAGAAGGCAAGTCCGCCATAGGGGGCGTTGTCCTCCGTGGAAAAGACCAGATCCTTTCCGCCCTCAGATTCGATCTTGGCTCCCAGCACCGCGCTGGCCACGCTGTTGGCCAGCTCCGTCACCTCCACCGCTACGCCGCACTCCTTAAATTCGTTGACGTGCTCCTCCAGAGCATTGTCTCCAAAGGCTTTCGCTTCGTTGAAGCTGGGGGAGTCGGTCACCTTGACCAGCGACCCCAGAGAAATGGGATCCCCGTACTTGGGGAACGCAGCGGCATCCGCGTCCGGCTCGGTCTCCGCAAACGGGGCCCATCTCAGATATTTCGCACCATACTTTGCCATGTTAGCCTCCTTACAGATTCAATGATTTCAGCCAGCGGTCATAGACAGCAAGCTCTGCCTGCTCCACCTCCGGGGCAGCTACCTGGTTGGCCTTATTCATCCAGTCCCGGGCCAGATATTTTCGCCTGGGCACGCCGTACGCCTGGACAAACCCTACCTCGGCGTTGGTCACCACCTTGGCGCCTCCTCCCTTGGTATAGGTCCTCCTGTGCTTAGAGCGCTTATACTGCCGGGTCACCCCACGGCTCTGATAGATGTGGTGGCGGCCGGTGGGATACACCAGCACATACCGCTGATAATCGTTCCTGGCGCTTCCGGCCTTTTTATGGGCCTCAATGCTCCCCGCCAGCTTCCCGCTGTGGACCAGGCCCTGGGCCCGGATCTGCGCCTTGTGGTGGCGGACCACCACCTGTCCGGCGGCATCCAGCATCTCCTCCACCACGCTGTCAGGGATGGCAGCAAATTCCTCCAGGGAGAGGTCCAGGCCCTCGATCCCGGTTGCATTAAACATCGCCATCCATGTACTCCGTCTCAAACACCAGCTCCGCCCAGTGGTCATCCCCTGCCGAGCTGACTGTGGGATAGGTCAGTCCCGCAGCGGCCAGCGCCCGCTTGATCTGTTTTTTCTTGGCCTTGACCTCGGGTGTGGCGGTGATCCCTGGCCGCCACGGGAAGATCCAGTGCAGTTGCACACGGTATCGGATGGAGTCCGGCTCATCATCCCCATAGTACACAGGCTCCTCCGTGTAGGTGTAGACGCAGAACTCCTCCGCCTTTCCGCCGTACACATCGATCACACATACTGGGACCAGAGGCTTGATTGCCTCCTTGATGATCTCATCCAAAGACATAGGGGTCCCTCCTTACAAAAAGCTGTTTGCCTCAGATACGCCAGGCCGGAGGCGGTAAACCGTCAGCTCCGCTCTCCCGTCCTCCGTCTGATAGGCCCGCAGTACCCGATAGAAGTTGTCCCCATACTCCACCTGCTGTTCTCCGTGGTAATCGGCGTGCCAGTCCGGCAGCACGATCATCAGCTCCGGCTTGAGTCCAACAGTCATCGCCTGATAGGTCTCACTCCCCCGGACCGACGCAATGGAAGCATAGCTGCGGCTGCGCGTCTCCTCTCCTGTTGCTTCATCTACCGTGATCAGGATCACGATCTCGTCAAAGGTATACTCACGCATCTCTGTCCCTCATTTTCTCGTGTGCCAGCCGGTCATTGAGGTCCAGCCGGAGAAATTCCGGCAGTTGCGCCCCAGCCTGGAGGGTCCGGCGCTTATACATCCACGCGGCATACTCCACCTGGAGCTGCACATCCCCCGGCGTATCCTCCAACGTGATCCCACGCTGGGCGATCCTGGAGGACGCAGCCTCCAGGATCTGCTCCAGCATGGCCACACGCTCGGCCGGCGGATTGAGCATATTCAGGTTTGCCTTGAGCAGGGTTAGCTTGTTCAGCTCCGCCATGGCCGCCGCCTCCTCTCAGTCAGGGCGCGCTGGTCACGACCACAGAACCGGCCTTGACCACCTTGCCGGCCACATCCAATTCCACGACCGTGGCATAGGAGCCGGTGGCCGCTGTCAGGTCCGTACCGGATTTGTAGGCCGCCCAGGTGCTCCCAGGTGTCTGGCCGGGCTTCACCAAGGTGGGCTGGGCGCCGGTCTTGACCTTCATCACAGAGCCAGACGCCGCGCCGGTCACTGTCAACTTGGTCTTGCCCTTACCGGAGCCGGCAGCAGAAACAACGGTCAGCACTCCCAGATCGCTGTTGGCATAGTCAGGGGCAAAGTCGTGGTCCGTGGTCACTGCCTGGTTGTCGTAGCTCACCGCCACAAACGCCTCGCCCACAGCGGGCTTGCCGTCCATGCGCTGGGTTGCGGTAAACAGAGTCTGGTCCTGGATCATCAGCGGGATGTCGCTACTCCGAACATTCGCTCCGGCCCGCTCCACCAGGGAGTAGACATCCAGATAGCCGCCGGAGATCTGATAATCAGGCAGGCCGGGGAGCTCCACAATGAGGCCGCCGATCACCGGCATGGTGTTCTGCATCCCGGCCACCAGCGCACCCGATGCGTTAAAGGCCATCGCCTTGGCCAGAACATCCATGTGGGTCTTTCGGTTCATCACCCAGGTGGGCTCTCCGCTCTGGGAATAGGTGGGGTCTGCCACCGCCAGGGCCGCGATCAGCTTCTGGAAGAACTCCACCCCGTTGGAGGCAGCTGCATCCAGCTTGATGATATTGCTGGTGTGAAGGTCGGTAAAGGCCCCCTGGTTCTTGCCCCACCACGCAGGAGCCTCCTGGACTGCCAGGCGGGTCATATAGCCCACCGGCATCTTGGAGCCGGTTCCGAACACAATGGCCCAGTCGATTCCTTTGCCAAGGGCCTGGCCCATCATGTCCATGACGTCGCTGGCCAGCGCAAGATTGTCGTCGTCCTCCAGAGTGCTGTTGGGGATTGCCAGGTAGCCGCCTACCTTGTAGCCGTCCATCTCGACCTGCGTAAAGCTGAGCTCCAGCTCATTGAGGCTGTCCACAGCCTCCGTCCACACTGCGGCGGGCACAGTGCCGGCGATATTCTGTCTGGCCTTGCCCTTCAGCGGACGGAAGCGCACCCGGCCGATCAGCTTGGAGTAACGGCCGATATTCTCCCGTAGCAGGTCAAGCATCACTGTGGGGATCCCCAGCTCCGCTCCGCTCACGCTGCGGGTCTGGCCCCGCATCTCCCGCAGCCGGGAGAGGAACCCGCTTACGTCCTCCCGGGCGAGGAAGGTGTCTCTCTGCTGGATCGTCAGGCCGAAAAAGCGGGTTCGGGTCTCATTAGTCTCCATGTGGGTCACATCCTTTCTTCTCTCTCCGCCAGGCTTCCCCTGGCGGGCCTGCTTGGCGGCATCCTCCGCCGTACGGATCTCCTCCTCCAGCGCGCCAATGGCGCTCCGGAGCTCATTCTGTTCCTTGGTGTTCTGTGCCCGCTCCTCCTCAAAGGCGTTCACTGCGTCCTCCACAACAGAGCGTTCTTCCTCGGTCTGTGCCGCCTCAATGTCGGCGGCCAGCTCCTCCTCCCGGGCGGAAAACCCTTCCGCGGCCTGTTCCAGGGCCCGGAGGGCCGTCTGCAGGTCGGTCAGCTTTTTCCGCAGGAGCAAAACTCTCAATGCCATATCATGTTCCTCCTAATCTCTGTTTCATGGTTTCCCGCCAGGCCTGGGCCTGCCGGTGCTGGATCTCCTCAAGCTGCTGCTTTCGGGCGCTGACCCCCGTGGCCTCATAGGCCGGGAAGGTGCAGACGGTCACCTCATACAGCGGGTCCACCTCCTCGATCTCCCAGCGGCAGGCGCCGCCGCCAAGATCCACAAAGGTCTCACGCTTGATCTCAAAACCAAACGAGCACTGGTCAACGTCACCCCGCTGGACGCGGGCGTAAAGGTTCATGGCGTCAACGTCGTCTCGGTTGATTTGGATGCTTCCCCACAGGCCCCGGCTGTCCTCCTTGAGGGACAGCGTCCCGGACTTGGTCCGGCCAAGCACCAAGGTCGTGTCATGGTTGATCAGGGCCCTCACATCCTGACTCAGACATCCGGCAAAGGCCCCCGGCTTGACGATCTCCACAGCCCCTTCCCACAGCTCGTATGGGGAGTCAAAGACTGCAAAATAGCCCTCGATGTACAGCGCGCCTCCCTCTGACTCCCGGGTCTCAAAGCGCTGGGGCAAGCTTCTGGTCTGCCGCTGCTTCCGTTCGTTCGACATCTCAATCCTCCTTCAGCTTTTTCTGGTCGCCAATCATACCGGCTGGGATGTAGTTCTCCAGGATCACCCGCTCGTCCAGACCCTTGACCGGGCTCAGGTCCAGCCAGTCCCGGACCTCGTTTCCCGACATAATCCCCCGAATAAACTGATCGTCCCCCACCTTGGCCAACTCTGTCAGGGAGTACGCATACAGCTTGCGGGGGCTGAATTTGAAGTACAGGTCCGGAGACAGAAGCAGCTTGCGGGTCAGTTCCTGCTGAATGGCCGTGGCAATGGGAATCACAGTTTTACGGATAAAGTTGTTGTAGGCGTTCTGGTCATACTCCCCCACGCCGATCAGAAACGGCGGAGTCCCAATGGCAGCGGCCACAGCCCGCTTGTCCATCTCCACATTGTCGCTGATAGCCAGATCCGCCAGACTCAGGGGTTTGACCTGGACCACATCCATAAGGTCCGCTGGGATGACCCATGGGTCTCCGGCCCGCTGGCCCTTGATGTACTCATCCACCAGCCTCTGCCGCCCCGCAGGGGAGGAAAACTCATCGGAGATGGCGTCCACCTTGACGATCACAGACGGCTTCCAGTTGTTGGCCAAAAATGCGTTGGTGGTGCTGGCCGACTGCCTCAGATTTTTGAGCACGTCCCTCAGCTGGAGCCGCACGCCGCGGCCCATCCATGGGCGCCGGAGCTCAGGCCGGAGGATAAAATGGAGTACCTGATCCGGGCGAAATGCCTGTCCCTGCCACTGGACCGTATAGCCGCCCGCTCCGTCATCTACGGGAAAGGCTCCCGGCATAGGCACCAGGTCGGCCAGATAGCCGTCCTGGGTCAGAGGGAGAACAAAAGCGTTTCCGTCCCCGATGGTCAGCATGGTCTGCACGATCCAGCTGATAAAGCTTTTCCGCGTCCCAAGAGAGTACGGTTTGATGTCCATGAAGCGGCTTAGCTCGCTCCGTTCTCTCACATCCCCCTCCGGTGTGTTGCGCATCAGATAAATGGGGGCTGAGCTGATCACATCGGCAATGGCCCCGACTGCCGCCGCCACGTCCGGGCTGTCCGCTAGGGAGGCGTATCCGTTGGTCTGGATGCTCTCCCATGCGTCTGAGGACAGCAGGCACGCCGCCAGGCTCTGACTCAGATCCGTCCGCAGCCTCGGGGGCCTGCGGGCCGCCCGACGGGTCGGTGTACGTTGATTCACTGGGGATCACCTTCCTTCGTTTCTTCCTCGAACCAGCCGCTTCCCCGGCTGCGGCCGTCCAGATCCTCCAAATAGGTGCAGGCCGCAAACACCGCACAGTCAAACACATCGATCCGGAGGTTCGGTGCCAGCTTCTCATACATCACCATATCGTCAGCCTTTTCAATGCCCCGGACATTCTGCACGCAGTATTCAAAGGGCTCGGCGTGGCAGTAATAGAGGGTCCCACGCTTGGCGCTGGCCTCCAGATAGCGGAAGCCCTCGCTTTTTCGTGTAAACAGCTGGGGCTGATCCTTGATAGGGAATCGCTCCTTCTTCATCTCCAGGTAATACTCCCGACAGAACTTCCGGTCGTGCCCGATCCTGCGCAGCCGGAAACCATCCGACCGGCGTTCCTTGTACCACCGCACCACGTCGCCGTGGTTGAGCACATTGTCGTTGCACAGATCCAGCCATCCATCGTCCTCCCAGCCAAACAGGGGGATCTGGTCTTCATGGGCTTTGACGGCGGCCGCAGCCCTTGGGAACCAGCAGTGCGGGATGATGATGTCCACCCCCTTGTAATGACCAAAGAGGCAGGCTGCGGTCAGGTCATGGAGCTTAGACAGGTCCGTACCCCCATACCAGCGGATGGGAAGCCGCCTCAACTCATCCATGCTCCAGTCATACTTTCGATCGCTACGGCGAAACTCCTCAATATCAAACCAGGCATTCAGGGCCGCGGTGAACACATTCAGGGACTTTTGCAGGAACTCTGTCCGAAGTTGCGGATCATCCCTGGCCTGAGCCGCATCGTTGATCATCTCCTGAGGGCGGATACTGCGGCCCCAGCCGGGGTTGCAGCACTCCAGGACCTCCGGATTGCAGTAGTCCACCTCTCCGCTGTCTGTTCTGGGCGCTGCGGCGATAAAGACAAATACGCTGTCCGCCGCTGCTCCGGTGACCGTTCCGTTGAGGATCTTCCGTCCGTATTCTACACGCCTGGCACAAAAGCCAGTAGCCAGCTTACCGCCGGAGCTGATCCCGATAACCAGTTTGTTGGTGTATGCCTTGGTGGCATCCTTCAGGACCTGGTACTGGTTGGCGCTCTTGTAGGTGTGCATCTCGTCGGCAATGACGATATTGCAGTTGAAAGAATCCTGCCTGTCAGGACTGGAGGCCAAGGCATTGATAGACAAGAACCCGTCCTCCCCCACATCGCCGGTTATAGAGCGCTCCATGTTGTTGTTGATGATCCGGAGACCATTTTCCGGATCGTCCTCCACTGTCACCTTGAGGCGTTTCAGGTTATACCGCAAAAAATCGAAGCCCTCCAGCGCCTGTTTGAGCGCTCCGCCCACCTCATAGACCTTGGAACCCGACCGGCTCTCATACAGCCCCAAGGCCCAGGCCAGCGCCGCCGCAAAAGTAGTCTTGATATTCTTTCGGGGGATAAAGTCCAGCGCCTCCTTAAAGCGGCGCTCCTGGCTTCCGGCCAGATAAAAGCCCATGATGTTGTACACAATAAACTTGTGATACGGGAGGAGAAGGAAGGGCGTCCCACGAAGGGGTGTAGCGTCCAAGAACTCTCCCTGCTGGTGGCAGATCGTAGTCTCGATGATTGCCAGGATCTCGTTGGCCGGATCCGCTCGGAACTCCCATTTTGGATTATCCAGGTCCCTCAGATACCGCTCACAGGCCTGCCGGATCTCCGAACATACGCACAGCGCTCCAGAGACACAGCCCTCCACATAGGCGTCCACCTCAGCCTGATAATCAGAGGCGTGATCCACGGCGTAGTCATGGGCCTCCTCCAGCAATTCTTCCAGCCTGCTCCGGCTCCCGGCCATCTCCGCTTCTTTCCGCGCCTGAGCCTTGCGCAGGCTGGCCGGCGTCAGGCCCAGCTGGGTCCGCAGAGCCAGAACATCCTTGCGCAGCTGGTCCACCACCGCGTAGTGGGGATCCTTGGCGGTGTAGGCCGCTCCGGTTTTGTTGACCAGCTCCGCCACCATCTGGCCGCCGTTGGCCCGCCATGTTTTTTCCGCCCGTGACAGTTCCCGCTCCGTCTTGGCCAGCTGTCTGATCGTGCCGTCAAAAATCGGGCTGTAAATTCCGACGGACTCCATGTCCGCCCGGATCATCGCCTCTCGGCCCATTCCAGTTCCCACCTCCCTTGCTGAGTGTTGCCCTCACCCGGGCGCGTCGTTTGCGCCCGCGTCCTGCGCCCGTGCCCGCGCCCGAGGTTTTGTTCCCGCACCGCGCCTGCGAACCCCCTCCGCCGGATTTCCCGCCGTCGGAAAAAGTTCCGCCCCCGGTCCCAGGGCCCGGCCTCAGTACGGCTCCGAGGGTGGGGGGGCTATCCTCCGCCGCCATGCCTCGCCCAGTTCCGTCAACCGCCCGGTCCGCCGGTCGTGCATAGCGTCGTGCCGGTCTCCGGACAGACTGACCAGGTTCCACGGTGCCCATGCGTACTCAGGATACTCCTCCGCCGGCCACACATGATGGACCGTCGTCGCC